GTTCGCCGTATTGACGTGTTCAATGAAGACGTTGGTTTCGTCCGCGCTAGAAGCGGTGTAAAGGATTTCGCAGGTGCCAGAACCGCTAATCAGACCGCCGACATTGGCGCGATAGGTAGCGCCCAAGGCGGTGGTGTCCAGCGATTCCTTCTCAACGGTCAAAGACCAAGAGCGGGTGCTGGTGATAGCTGCGGCAGAAGAGCCAGCATCGTCAAACTTGACGCTGCCTTGCTGTCCCCGGTAGAAGGCCATGGTTAGAGATCCTCGAAGGTTTCAAAGGTCAATCTGACCTGTGTTTGGAAGTAACCCTCTGGAGCTGGCGATGCCACCACCTCGGGTCCAGTAGGCGGATCAAAATGAACGCCACTGACTACTTGCCTATTGTAAAGGTCACGGATTCGCTTACCTATTGTCAGATTTGCGCCAGGTCCAACACCCTTTGGCGTAAAGACATTCATCACGATGACACCGATGACGCTGTTACTGCTGCCAGTGGTGCCACCCATCGTCAGGAAGTTATTGTTGCCAAAGCTGACAAGGCATTGGACAAAGGAGCTGTTAGGCGTTGGGGTTGAGGGTTGGTTGTGAAACACAACCGGGATCACTGGGGACAATGCCAGCTCAGTAGCAAGCCTGCCCTCGATGGTTGAGCGGATGGTGTTGAGGTTGACGGCTGCCATCAGTCTTCCCTCCCAATGCGATCAGCTTGCTGTTGCACATATGCTTGCATCTCGCGGGCGATGCGATCTGGCCAACCCGCAGGCGCTTGCTTTGACCAGTTTTCGTAAGCAAGTCTGTAAGCATATGGCAGGCTGTTGTGGATGTGATAGACCGACCCAAGACGTTCAACCTGATAATCCAATTTGCGTGGTGGGGTGATGCCGGTAGGACTAGTTTGCGGTCCAGCATCGTATCCTGGTGTACCCTGTTCGCTAATTGCCCAACTCAAACGAAAACGCCCAGTATCAACAGGGCTTTCTTGCTTCAATCTGCTATCAGTTTCAAGTACAACTGCTCGCAGCAGTTTCTCCATTTTTTCCTCGGCGTAGCCTCCGATCTGCGATAGGTTGATGCGTCGTGCCACTATGCCCTCAGGATTAGCTCGTGCGTAATAGCCGTGTTGTCCTGTTCAATCGTAGTGACCCTAATAATCTGATGGCTCACGCTGCTGATCACTACACGGTCAGTTGTGCTAGGTGCTGCTGCAAGGTCTGCCGCAGCTACCGTCAGTTTCTTGTCGCTTGCTTGGATCAGCTCGTTTACCTCACGAGCGTTCACATCCTCAAGCACGCCACGCACTGCAGTGTCAGCAGTGGTTTCTGTGATGGCGCCAGTGGTTGTGTTGTAAGCCCCTAGAGTCACCACACGAATCGTTACCTCACCACCAAACTTTGCCATCAACTTGCTGGCAACCTTGCGTAGCGGTGTAACAAGTGCCATCAGAGCTTATAAGCAACGACGGTTCCGCTTGTCAGCGTGATACTAGTAAAAACCCCAATCAGCTCAGAATTAGCCTTGAACTGAATTGAGGTCAAAGCATTGCCTGTGTAGTCTTGCGCGGTCAGGCTAGAAATGACCGTATCCTCAAGGGCAACGATCTTCCCGAAGCGACCTGTATGCGCAGCGGTGTCTTCGATGTACTCAGCACCTGCGTAGACGTAACCCATGATCAGCTCCGGCGAATGGAGAAGTTGCCCGGTCCACTAATTCTAAGCCCAGTCAGATACCGCTCAAACAAGGGCGGCACCTTATCAGCACCCACGGCACCGAACATAACGTTCGGCGTCACGTCAAGGCTACCGATCTTGACATTCTTGTAATCCTCTAGACCGCTCAGCCCAAGCGCATCCGTATTGTTGTGCAAAAACACTGCCAGCACAACCTGGGCGTACTTGACTTGAATCGGGATCTCAGTGTCGGTGAAGTAATCCGTGGAGATCCGAAACGGGAAACCGACTGTGTAGGTGTTGATATAGGTGTCTGGCTTGCGCACACCAGTACGCGGCCATTGCAATGCCTGCGTATCAGTTGCACGAGCACCTAAAAAGCGTTCACGGTCTAGCCGTTGCGTGGCAGTAAATAGTGCGCGGTTGCGACTGTCAGTGTTGCCAGTGTTCCAGTGTTGGACGTCATCGTCCTCCACAAAACCATCAACGATCGTCTGGGCGTCCGCCAGAGTCAGATAAGAGTTGGCGCTTGCCGACCCGACGGTTGCGACGATTACTACTGCCATCGTTGGGTGGCTCCTTTGGTTCTAGTGTAGGCGCAGGCTCTGCAATAGAAAGAGAGGCTGCTTCCGTAGAAGCAACCTCACGATCACGCAGTCGCCGGAAAGCGAACAGCCCCATCAGGCGTTAGCGCCCTTGATTACAGCAAAGCTAAGCACAATGGCTTGGCTAAGCGAACCACCAGACACGTTACGCACCGTGACCGCAAAGGATCCCGCTGCAATAGCGTTGGCTTCGGCGGTATAGGCACCGGCAGTGCCCGCCGACGAGTGGTTAACGATCACAACGTCATTGGCAGCAACAGTGCTGTTGGTAACAGTGAAGCTGACGTTGGTGGCATCAGCCAGTGCTGCGCCGTTCATGGTGATCGCCCCACAAACTTTGTTGAGGGTGACACCAGTGGACTTACTAGTGGCTTGGGTAACCGCACCACCAGTGCCGCTGACGTAGCCAATGGCACTGCCAGCAGTTACTTCAAAGAGGGAAGCCATAATTAGTTACCTCAATCGAAGTTGGAAGTGTTGGTCGCACGCACGACACCAATATTCTTGGTTTCGTACACCTTCGACCAGTTAGTGATGGTCTCCAGTTGAGCACGGGTCGGGTTGACAGTGCTCACGCCCCACTTGGCACCAACGGGGTGGTAGCAGTAGTGGAGGTCGATCGACATGGCATCGCTCTTGGCGAGGATGTCACGGTCAGTTTCCGTCTGAAGAGCCAGCTGCTCACCGCTGGCGACAGCGCCGTTGGTGAAGAAGTAAGTGGCATATTCAGTGGTGCTACCACTGCCTGCGGTCTGCACATCGTCAGAGACGATCACACGCAAGCCCATGTACGTTGGCACGCTGGCGTCACCGCCGTAAGCGCCAGCAAGGGAACCACCGGATTGAGTGGTGGTGGTGCCACGAGCTTCAAGAGTGGACACGTAGTCGATCGCCTTGCGCTCAACAAGGTCAAAATAGACCTTGCTGTGCATACAGATGGCGGTCAGCTTGTCACCTTGATCGCCCAGCAGGCTGCGGGCTTCAGCAACGTGCCGAGGGGTCAGCACGGTTGGGGTGTCAGCGGTCAGACCATCAATCGTCAGATCGACGAAGGATGCGCTGTCGTTGCTGCCCAGGCTGCCAAACACACCAGCCAAGCAGGACAGGAGGTCCTTCTGGCGCTGGTTAGCAATGTAGTCAGCAATCTTGGCGCCGATAGCAGCCATGGGGTCACTTCCAGCCGCGAGGGCCGCGAGGTCACGGCTTTCAAAGGCACGCCCACGGTGCAGGATCACGCCAACTTGCTTGTCAGCAGTGATTTTGCCAGGGGTCAGCGAGGTGCTGTCAGACAGCACTTCAAAGTCACCAGTCAGGTTTGCCTTGAAAAAAGGCACGTTAATGAAGTCACCACCCTCGGTTGCGTTCAGCTCAGCCATCGGCTGCACCACACCGGATGCCAGGAAGGCATCACGCTGGGTGGTCTGCTCAATGACGTAAGGCGTAAAAATCTCGGGGATGATGATGTCAGAGCGAAGAGTCGCCATGAAGAATCACCAGGGTTGAGTTGGAAGGATGGGCACAGCCCTACATCACCAGCACAGCCGGTTTGTAACAGCTTAGCGGTTAGCTTGAGCCTTCATCCGATCATACAGATCACGATCTGTTCGATACAGTCGCGCCTGTTCGGTCAGATTAAAGCTGTCGCGGCTAAACGGGTTGACCATCCCAGCAGGGACGGCACCGCCAACATTGCCGCCCGATGGCGCACCACTGCCCTGCGGCTTGGGTTGCTTCTGCATCCATGCTGGCAACGTCTTTGCCCACTCGGCAACAGGCACACGCTTGTACCCATCAACCACAACCACACTGCCGTCAGCCTCGCGTTCGATAGCTTCAGGCTTCAGCTTGGTCTTAAGCACCATGTCTGGGTCATGGACAATTTCAGCTAGTGCCGTGACAGCAGGCGTCACCAGCTCCAGTTCTCGCACGCGGGCTTCAAGCTGACTGATGCGCTGG